TTAGGTGATTTGGCTCGTGAAATCGCAGAAGAAACCGCAGGTAATTTAGATATGGATTTTGAAAACATCACTGATGTGAAGGATGTATTTCAAAAGATGTTTAAGAATCCAGGAAAATTGATGAGTATAGTTAAAAATGTGGGTGATAAATTAGATTCAAAAATGAAGTCTGGAGAGATTAACCAGACCGAATTGATGACTGAAGCAACTGAAATGATGAATAAAATGAAAAACATGCCTGGAATGGAGGATATACAAAGTATGTTGGGTAAGATGGGTGGTTTGGGTGGTCTAAGTGGACTTGGTGGTAAAAACGTAAAAGTGAATACGGGTGCGATGCAGGCGCAAATGGATAAAAATATGAGGATGATGCAAAATAATGAAAGAATGAAGAAAAATCTGGAAATTCGTAAAATGGCAAAAGCCGCCGCGGCGGAAAATGCCAAGGTTGCTCAAGAAAAGCCGCCATTAACCGACAAAGAAATAGAAGATTTAATCAATAGTATTCAACAAACATCTGGTAAAGCGGAAAAATCGCCGCGACCTGGGTCAAATGGAAAAGTCGGTGAGACTGGAGGAAAAAAGAAGAAGAAGGGTAAAAAATAAAAAATTTAAAAATGATAATTATATAATTATTATATAAATTAATACATAAAGATTATTTGTAATAATTTATACTTATGACTAAAAAAGTAGCAATATATAATGGATTACCATGTCATTATGAAATGTTTGGGTATATTATCTATTTTTGTCTTGTTAAAAATTATACCTTGGAAATATTTACTGAAAAAATATTTGACACTGGTTGGTTACAATTTTATACAAATATATTTCAAAGCTATATAAATTTTAAATATAGAGCTTATGATGATTTTGAAAATGAAGATGTTAGAAATAACTTTGATATTATTTTTTTAACAACGGATGATGATTGTAGATTTAAATATAATTGGATGAATCAAAAAGTAATATGTATAAATCATTATTACAAGTGTAGAAGAATCGATTATTTTGATTGTTTAGGGGTTCGTCCATTTATAGAAAACAAAATAAAATGGGGGTTACCATGTTTTCCGGTATTTGATAACCACATAAAAATAATCAATAATGATGTAATGAACGTATGTATTGTAGGTGGTGGTAATTTAGAGACAAATTTATATAACACATCTGTTATAAACCGTTTGAAAAGTAAAAAGAAAATAGTATTACACATAATAACAAGATTTGTTACAAAAAATATGTTTACTGATATGAATATTCAAAGTGCGAATGAAAGTATTGAAATTCGATTATATCAACGCATAAATACAGATAATATGTTTCAAGTATTAAGGTCTGTAAATTACATGTTGACCGATGTAACTATAAATAATGACCATAATACAGGATATAGTATGTCGGGGTCAATACCTCTTGCTTTTTCTTCTTTATCTAGAATAATAATATCAAGTCAAAATAATAAATTATATAAATTTTCTTCCGCATTAGAGTTTGATTTAACAACAAATGATGATATATTTTTACATGATAATACAGATGAAACAACTGATTTAATAGTGAATGAACGCGATACTTTAGTTAAAATGTTTCATGATAATGTTGATGAAATAATTGATAAAAATAAATTATAATTTTTATAATATAATAAATAAAATTATAAAAATTAAGTAATCCTATATTATATATAATGACATCCTATATTCCATTCTGGTCTAATGATCCAACAGTATTATTTAATAAAAAATATATATTGGAATTATTTCCTCAAGAGGGTATGACATTTGATGAAAAATTAAATGCGATTACTCGATTAATTATATTACTATGTATTTTAGGATTTATGATAACCCGTTCTTATAGATTTTTATTAAATGGTGCGATTGCGTTGTTTATCATTTACATAATGTACAAGACTCAAAAACAATTCATTATAAGCGAATTAACAAAAAACACGGGTGAAAACGATAAAAATAAAGAAGGTTTTTCAAATAATGCAAAAACAGATTATAATAAAGATGATACAATAGACGCATCACTTAAAATTATTAACCCTGAAACATTAAAGACATATTTAAAAAGTGATTTTGAAAATGTGAATAAAAATAATCCACTTGGAAATGTATTATTAACTGAAATTATGGATAAACCTACTCGTAAGTCAGCTCCACCATCCTTTAATACAGAAGTATATGAAGATATTAGCAATAATACAAAAAAAATGATTCAAACATTGAACCCTGGTATTAAGAATACAAATCAACAATTATTTGGGGATTTAGGAGAAAAATTTGAATTTGACCAGTCAATGTGGCAATATTATTCAAACCCAAATACGAAAATACCAAATGACCAGGGAGCATTTGCCGATTTCTTGTATGGAGATATGCCATCTTGTCGTGGTGGTGATGATATTGCTTGTGTCAAAGATAACTTTAGGTATAACTTGTATTAAGTGTTTGATTTATTGGGTATTGGGATTTAGGTTTTAGGTTTTGGTTTGGATATTTTAAATATTTAGCGCATAAATAAAATGATATAAAAAGAAACGTATTTAATTATGTTTCTTTTTGTTTAGTAAAAAATAATGTAATATATATATAAATATGGCAAACGTCTCAAATTATACTTTTGAAAATATGTCCAGAATTGGCAACGATAGTTGCTATTTAGACCAAGAAACCATCCAAAATAATAATTCTTGTAATTACTTATTACAAAACTACTTTGCGAATGATTGTAGTATGCGAAGACCTATTGATTTAGCAACAACTCAACCATGTGTCTTTTATAAAGGCGGTTATAATGTAGGAGCTGGTGGATGTAATATAGACGAAAATTCAAATTTAATGATTGGAAGTATACAGACTCATCCAAAATGCCGTATTGATTTGTTTCAACGCCCATTTGCCACTGTTCCATTCATGGGTAGAGGTTCAGTTGACCCTATTTTAGAAGCACAAATTCAACAAGGTGAAAATATTACCAACAAGCGTTCGGTAACCAACTTACCAGAAAAGAGTTACCTGAAATATAGTCAAACTCCATTGTTACCTGATGTGAAACAGAAGATAGAAAATCCTGCTTATTGTGTTGAAAGTGTTGCTTCTGAGGGATGGGTGCGCGGTGGTGTTCCATCTCGTGAATTAACTCGTGACCGCGAATATTACAATTCTAAGGGTAAAAACACGAATATGTAATCATTTTTCTAAATAATACAATTTTTGTATTCTATTGTATTATTTATTTTGATAAATTTGATAAATTCCTAAATTTTTAGATTCTTAAAATTTATTTTAATGAGCCAACGCACATACTGTAAATAAGACGTGATTGGAAATATAAAATAGCATATGTTAGTATTGGTAATAATGTCATTAAAACACTACTAAAAGTTTTTTTCTTAAGATTAATAACTTCAATTAAAGATGCAATAACTGCAAGTAAAGAAATAATAAATACAAAAACTAGAACAAAAAAGTAATATAAGCACCATTCTTTTCCTAAAGGACTAAAAAAAGTATTCATTAAAGAATCCATTATAAAATAATGGAAGAAAATATTTTTTTTATGAATATAATCTTTATTATGATTTAGAAAAATATGTTTTTACTAAAGTACGTAAATAACGAATGGTGTATAATACAAAAATGATATGTACGTATTATTATTATGACCCCGAATTAAAAAAGAAAATTCCAAAAGAATTAATTGTTTCAAATTTAGACTTTGTCGAAGAACAAGATGACGATATATGTGATTTAATTTATCAAACTGATTATTTACAAATATTTGGAGTGGTCGAATTTGATTACAAGACAATAAATACGGAAATGAAAAGAATATATGAAACCGATGGCGTGAAAACAAACGCTAGATTACAAGAATGTATGAAAAAGGTGGCAAATATGTTTTTAAGTGAAGATTTAGAATTGGGATTTATGGCACTTTTTTCATATGACTATTTATTTTTGACCCATTTATGTATTTGTGATGTTTTGGAAAACGGGTCAATACAAGAAAAACACTTGAATTTACTTACCAATTTAGTTTTTCAAGAAAAATAATATTATATAGTTATAATAATATGGCATCTACCAGAAATTTAAATACACCAGGAAATTATAATTTAGAACAAAGACAATACCGAGATATGGAAACTTACACACTTTACCCAAATTCCCAGTATGGCGCAGCATACAATACCATGTTACCAGGAAATGGTGTAAATCCGGGTCAAGTCCCTTGGAATAAACTATCCAACAACGCAGTTCAAATTGAATCTTTTTTGTTTGGTATTAATTCCACAAATCTGGTTCAACCACAAGCACCTTTAGTGCCTGAATTGAAAACATTAGAAACTGCTAACTTTTTTGAAAGAATACCTGTTTTTATTCCAGAGCCTCTTGCTGTGGAAAAAAGTCAAAGACCATTTCCAGTTCCTTAATAAAATAATAACAAATAATAATCAATAATATTATTTTTATTTCTATGTAAAAATAATATGATTCACAATTATATTTTATAAATTTTGTATTTTTATTCGGCAAAAATCATATTACACCATATTTTTGCTCTTTCTGCCCAACTGCTTCTTTCCGCATATTTTCTACCAGTAAATCTTAATATATTTTTGTGTTCTTCTGTAATTGAAAACAAGACTTCTAACTCTTCACCTTCTTTTATTGGAATACCATTATCTTCCATAGTATTTATTAAACCAGCTACTGGGAAATAAACACACACAACCTCTGAACGTAACATTTCAAGAGCTGTTATACATGAGGTTTCTGGCCAATAACTAGGATATAACCATACATCACCTGTTGACATTAATTCATATAATGCGTCTCTACCGAGTCTACCTAGATGTTCTATACTTGGGGTTTGTTTAATGTATTCCAACATCTTTTCCTCTTCTTGATTTTTGGGGAAATTATTGTAACTAGATATTTTTAATTGCGCATCGGGATATTTTTCCAATATTTGGGGCCATAAATGTAATAGTCTTCCAAGTCCTCTTTCCGCACAAGATGTGTATATAAAACGATTTGGAACTTTTTGATTTAACGGATATTTAAACATTTCATTAATAATACCATTGTTTATTGTTACTATTTTATCTTTGATATCTGGATATTTATCGGTAAATAATTTTTTATGCCATTCTGTTAAACAAACCACATTGGTAATTCTATTATTCCATTTTTTAATAATATCGACATCACCCAAAAAGTTTGAACCATATGCGTGGAAACATGTATCGTGTGCCCACAAATATAATTTATAAAAAGACAGAAAATTTGAATATAGTTCTAAAAATCCAACATATCTAGATACAATGATGGTATGTATTGCGTTTTCTTTGAAAAAATTTGGAAGATTAAATAAATGAATATATCGAATGTTACCAACCGTTTCTTCCTCAACATCACCTGTTACGTATATTTCATAATCTTTTGGAAAATTTTGACTCAAATAAGAAACGGCTGTTTCAGACCCACCTAATGCTTTTGTCAAACTAGTCGTTTGATTCCATTTTTCACCCGACCAACCAGAAAAGAATACTATTTTTTTACTTTGTTTGCATTCTTCTATTGAAAAATTTTTATTTTCAACTAATTGAGTACTACCTGTAACGATTCCAAATTTTTGATAATTTATCATAAAATCATAACTTGAAACAGGATAACCGTTTTCTTCTATGAATTTTACGTATGTTTTGAATAAAGTAAAGAATTCATCTTTTTCACTATCCTGTATATGGTCTGTGAAAAATTGTAAATTAAACAACATACATTTTATAAAAAATTCCTGCATTCCTTTAAATTTTTTGGTAAATATAATTTTAAACATTTTCACACCTGTATTATAATTTCTTGTTTTTTCAGAAACAATAATCATATAATATGGAAGTAAAAACTGTAATATACTATTATCTACAAATAATTTGTCATTCACATTTATATGTAAATATCGATTCTCCAAAAAATCTTTAAGTAATGTGTAATAAGAATATGCGACTTCATTCATATTTTCACAACAATAATGTTGTATTAATTGAAATAATCCCTCACCTCTTTCATTATCATAATTATACGATTTCACACAATAATAAAAACCGTTTTCTGGTTGTTTCAACATTTGATAGCAATGATTTATTTGAGTACAACAGTGATATTTTTCTTGTGACCAATTATCATGTCCAAGAGTTTTTTTATACCAAATTATGGCATTTTCAAAATCTCCGTGGTCTTTATAACTGTTTGCACAATAAAACGCATATCTATTATATAATGTATCATTTTTTTCAATACATTCTTGATACGCTTTTTCCAATATTTTCGCATCTTTTAAATATTTATCCGGATTATTGGTATTTCTATCACCACATCTACCAGATACAGTATAATAATTACCAGATATAGTATATCTTGTTGGATGATGTTCAAATGGAACAATGACCTCGTGTAATACACCTACATATATCCATTTTTTTCTATTATTCACAAGTAATAATCTACCATACATATTGTTATCAATTACATTACCAAATTGAAACAAATATTCGTCATGTTCTAATACTTCTGGTAATTTAAAATCTCCACATATTTCATCATCCGCATCAAAAATTAAAACATAATCCGTTTTTTGATATGCGCATACAAGTGCCTGTGTTCTATTATATCCAAAATCTTTCCATTCATGTTGAACAATTTCTCCTGGTATATTCATTTCTTTAAAATATTCACAAATAACTTCGATTGTATTATCAGTTGAACCTGTATCACATATAACCCAATAATCAAATTTAATTTTTGCGTATAATTTTTGTAAAGTATCTCTTATAATTTTTGATTCATTTTTCACAATCATATTTAAACATATTGTTTTTTTTGAAGGTGAGGGTTCCTTTTCAGTAATCACCAATTCAACCATACTTGTTTATTTATTATAATTTTTAATATATTTAATTTGTTTTAACAATATATTTATTATTATTTAATTTTATTTGTAAATATTTGTAAAATAGTTACAAATTACAACGAAATCTAATATTCAGGTACATGTTTTTTGAATAAACATCCTTGACTAGATAAATCGCGGATTTCATTTGTTATAATTGCCGGATTTTGATACAAACAATTTGACATCCATATTTTTATGATACAAAAATTTTTTTTAGGAGATATAGTTATCCCGGTTACATTCGCAACAAATGACTCTTGACTACTGATTGATTCACCTACTAATAAATATGTTAGCTTACGCCAAACATCATATACATTTTTATTTGAAATCTTGTAAGAAAAACACCCACCATTTCGGTTTCGCGGGTCTTCCCAGATTGGTTTAATTCCGTGACGCATTATAAATAACATACAATTTTTGACTAAAACCTCAGGTAAGGTTTCAATAATAGCAATGGTACCTTCTACGGTTTCCATATCATATATTACTTTGTAACTATTTATACTCCAATCTGTATCATGAGGTAAATGCGCCCACAAAGTCCATTTATCTAATAAATGATGATATTCGGTTGTTTCAGGTGGTGTGTCTGTCGCCATTGTTGGTTGGGGAGTAACCATATAATGTATAATAATTCTATTTTTTTATATTGTTTATTAATTATTTATTTTTTGTTTTATTTTATTTTTTCATAACTTCCATCACTGCTTTCTTTACTTTTTTCGCTTTCTTCACTTTCTTCACTTTCTTCACTTTCTTCACTTTCTTCACTTTCTTCACTTTCTTCACTTTCTTCACTTTCTTCACTTTCTTCACTTTTTTCGCTTTCATCATTTTCTTCATTATTGATAATAAAATTATCTATCACTTCTATAATCTCATAATTATCTTCATATAAATGAAGAACATCTTTTTCACACATTTTAACCATATTTGCGTTTTGGTCAATTATATTCAAACTGTATTTACATGTTTCAGGTTTTTGATAAATTCCATGTCTTGTATACAATAAATAACAAACCACATATTTGTCTATTTTATTATTTGCTATATAGTAATTATTTCCACTGAAAAATAAATTTAAATCATAATTTAACTGTTTCAAGTCATTTTGAATATATATTTCAACGGATATAAAGGCGTATTTACACACAGTGTAATTAAATAATTTATTATTAATTCCTTGTGTATTATGTATAATAATTTTGTTTATTCGACTTGTTTGTGGTTCTGGAACAGAATATATTATAAATTTACAATAATCGGTTATATATAAATGCGCATTATCTTTATTACATGTAATAATTGCCTGATTTCCTGATATTATTTCTGTATTATCATCATCTGGATTTTTTGATATGTGTTTAAAAAATTCTAATAAGTTAGGGTTATCATTTATTATTTTTATGTATAATTGCTTTATTTTAATTTCAATAAATGTATAAAAATATATACAATAATATGATAGGTTCATTAATAATTTAAGTTCTTCCTCCGGATAAACATTTGACATAAAAATATGAAAAATTAAGACAGCTGATAAGAGTTTAAAAAACATATTATATTAATAAATATATATGTTTTTATATTGGTTTTCATAATATTTTTACAATTTGTACCATATGATTTTAGTAGGAAATAAAACTTTCATATTCAGGTGATGATGAACCAAATGGTACAGGTAAATTAGATGAATTTGTTGTAGAAATGATTGGTTTTGGTGGAGGAGGAGGAACGGGAGGAGGAACGGGAGGAGGAACTGGAGGAAGAACGTGAGGGGGAGGAGAAGGAACTGGTGGAAGAACGTGAGGGGGAGGAGGACCTGGGGGTGGTATAAAGTTAGGACATTGTTTACATATGTCAGTTATAGTTTCAGTATTTTTCAAAAAAGGGATATGAATGTATTTACTTAAACCATGTTTTGGATAAGGTCTTTCTATTATAAGTTCTTCGGGTTTTATTATATTATCTATTGGTTCATATTTTTTTTCTTCAGTTTTTCCAATACTGACATTCAATCCAAAAACATACAATAATGTACTAACAATTACACCAATAAAAAGTAATGGAAGTAAAACAAATATCCATGAAACTATTCCTAAATTTCGTTCACATAGTGAATTTAATAATAAAGTAATCATTATTGTTACAATTAATTTTATTATCGCAGTATTGTATAATCCTAAATATATGTCAATGGTCATTTGAATAATTGAAAAAAACAAATATATTAATGCGGGTGTACACAATTCGTTCATTTATACTATATTATACGCATAAAAAAATTATGCGTATAATTATCTTTATCTTATCTAATAGAAAAATGGTTCACCGTCTTTTAAATAACCAATTTTATTACCAGGGTCACCGTTTTCATCCACAGAATATATATTACCATTTTCTTCATTTTCAGTATAATATGTAACATCATCGATTTCTATTTCAAAAACTTCTTCCTCATCTTCTGCCTTGTTTTCTTCCTCTTCTTGTTCTTCCTCTTCTTCTACTTCTTCCTCTTCTAAGCCTGCGACTGTTTCTTCTTCTTCTTCTTCCTCAACCTCTTCTTCTACTTCTTCTAAGCTTGCGTCTGCTTCCTCTTCTTCAGCTTCCTCAACCTCTTCTTCTTCAGCTTCCTCAACCTCTTCTTCTTCAGCTTCCTCAACCTCTTCTTCCTCTTCTTCAGCTTCCTCTTCTTCTTCTAAGCCTGCGACTGTTTCCTCTTCTTCCTCTTCTTCCTCCTCTTCTTCCTCTTCTTCAGCTTCTTCTTCTAAGCCTGCGACTGTTTCTTCCTCTTCCAAGCTTGCGACGGTTTCCTCTTCCTCGGGTTCTGCCTCTTTTTTAGAAACAACAATATTTTTACTATTTAAACAAAAGAAATTGTCAATCGTACTTTTTGTCACCCCAGATTTATTTGAAATATCATCATGTATTTCTAAAACAATATTTTCTTTATTACTGGAATATTCTTTTTTTATTTTTTCCAATTCATTTTTATAATATTCCATTTCACTTTTACATTTTTCGAGTTCATTTGTTAAGTGTTGAACAGTAAAATCATACATTAATTTACTAACACCATTACGGATAACACCTCCAACATCATTTATTAAATTTTCAATCTTTGTATTCATGGGTATATTTTATTATAATAAATTTCGTTTAATACAGTTTAAA